TTTAATGACCTTTTAGGGTATGACCCTGTTAAAGGTGTTAAATTAACTGAAGCTAAAACAAGAAGAACTTATTTAGCTGAAGCAGACCCTGAAGAAGGTGGTGAAGAAGAAACTACTGATGAGGAGGGTGAAGAAGAAAACTCTGATTTTGATTTTGCCGCAGAAACACCGGCAGCTGACGAAGAAGGTGGTGAAGAAGGGAATGATGAATTTGATTTTGGTGATGAAGGTTCACCTGAAGACGAGTCAACTGAAGAAGGTGGTGAAGAAACTGAAGATGAGTTTGGTACTGCTGATGAATTTAGTGCAGCTGACGATTTGGAATCAGAAGATGAGGAGGTTGAAGAAATTGATGTGACTTCTATTGTAAAAGGTTCAGATGAAGCAAAAGAAATGGCACAACAAGCTGTAACAGTTGGTCAGGAAAATAGTTCTTATTTAAAATCATTAACAGATAAATTATCTAATTTAGAAACACAATTATCTAAAATGGATACAATAGCATCAAAAATTGGTAAATTAGAACAAGATATTAAAACACCTGAAGAAAAATTAGAATTACGTTCATTAGATTCATACCCATTTAACGTTAAGTTATCCGATTATTGGGAAGATAAAGCATCTAACGATTCAAGGTATAAAATTACAACTGGTGATGAAAACGGAGTTGAAAAAGATTTTACATTAAGACCTGAAGACGTTGAGGACGACTATAATGAAGAAACCATTAAAAGTTCATTCAACCCAAACAACTAATATCATAATTTAATCACTCATATAAGAGTATTATATGACCGACCCAGAAAGAAATTTCTGGGTTTCTTTTTTTGCATAAAAAGCTATTTACAAATTTAAGTTTTGTGGTTATACTTATAGAGAATATTATATTAATTATTAACTAAAAAAAACAAAAATTTATGAGTGTACTCGATGCAATCGCGAAACAGTATGAAAACAACAAATCTGGTGGTGGTAATACTACTGGTGGTTCATACGAACAAGATTTCAGCAGATATTTTGCTGTAAGATTAGAAGAAGGTTCTGACAACGGAGAATCAACAATTAGATTGATGCCACCTAAAAAAGGTGTTCACCCTGTTATTAAAGAAGGTGAAACTCCTTTTGATGAAGGTCATTGGCATTCTGTTAAAGTAGGTGGTAAATGGAGAAAAATCTACTGTAGAAAAAAGAATGATGGTGAAGATTGTCCGTTATGTGAAGTTTCTGATGAATTATTTAAGTCATGGAAGGAGACTGGTAATAAAACAGATAAAGAATTAGCCACACAATATTCAGCTAAAAAGTTTTATTTAGCAAGAATCATTGATAGAGCTAATGAATCTGATGGGGTTAAGTTTTGGAGATTTTCACACAACTACAAAGGTGAAGGAGCTTTAGACAAAATTATTCCTTTATTCACAAAAAGAGGTGATATCACAGACCCAAGAGAAGGTAGAGACATCACATTAATCATTGGTCGTGACAATAAAGGTTACACAAAAATCACATCAATTATGGCAGAAGATACTGGTGTTTTAACTGACCCAAAATCTGAAAACGCTAAAAATTGGATGGGTGATGATGTAACTTGGAAGGATGTTTATAAAGCACAACCATTGGATTACGTTCAATTAATTGCTGATGGTGAAACACCTCAATGGGACAAAAATTTAGAAAAGTTTGTGGCTAAAGGTGATGATTCAGATACAGAAACATCTTTTAAAACAACAACAGTTTCTACACCTAAAAAAGAAACAGTAAGTGTAGAAAACACAACTACTGAAAATTACGAAAACGAAGAACCGTTCTAAAAAAAAAATAAAACATGGCTAAAACAAGTATTAAGAAAAAATCATTTTCTTTGGATTCTGTTAAAGACAGATTTTCATCGAAAACAAAATACAAACCCGATAGATTTATTGATTTGGGTGAAGTATTTCAAAAAGCAACAGGTGTACCTGGACCAGCAATTGGTCATCTTAATGTTTTTTTAGGTCATTCTGACACTGGTAAAACAACGGCTTTAATTAAATCGGCTATTTGGTGTCAGAAAAACGGAATTTTACCTGTATTCATTATTACAGAGAAGAAATGGAATTTTTCTCACGCAAAAATGATGGGGTTTGAATGTGAAGAAGAATCTCCTGGCGATTGGTCAGGATTCTTCTTATTCCGTGATGACTTTGATTACATTGAACAGATTACAGATTATATGAACGAAGTTTTAGATTCACAAGAAAAAGAAAATTGGCAACACGAAGACGGGACACCAATGGATATTTGTTTCTTGTGGGATTCAGTAGGTTCTATTCCTTGTAAGATGACTTTTGAAGGTAAGGGTGGTAAGATGCATAACGCATCAGTATTAGCAGATAAGATTGGTATGGGACTTAACGGTAGAATCACAGGTTCAAGAAAAGAAACTTGTACACATACAAACACAATTGTATTTGTTAACCAACCTTGGGTAGAATTACCAGATAACCCCTTTGGACAACCAAAAATTAAAATGAAGGGTGGTGAAGCTATTTATTTGAACAGTACCTTAATCTTTTTATTCGGTAACCAAAAGAATGCTGGAACAAACAAATTAAAGGCTACTAAAAATAGTAGGAGTATTAATTACGCCACTAGAAGTAAAATATCTATTTTGAAAAACCACGTTAACGGAATTGGATATCAAGACGGTAAAGTTATTGTAACACCACATGATTTCATAGAAGATACAAAAGTGGCAGAAGAGAATTATAAAAAAGAATATGCTGATTATTGGATTAATATGTTTATTAAGAGTGGTTTAGGTGAACTTGATGAAACTGACGTTAATTTTGATATTGAAGAAACAGACGATATTGAAGGTTTGGCTTAAAACAATAAATTATGAAATTAGATTATAATAAATTAGTGGAAATTAATAAATATTCTTGTGTAGATAATTATGGAACATTAAATTGTTTTTGGATTATACAAGATTCCATTGAAAAGTTTATGAGGGGTGATGAATTAACCCCTCAACAAACTCAATTATTAATAGAATTAGAAGTTCTAAAATTAGAAGAAGAAGATAGAAGAGTAGTTAAATCCTTTAATTTTACTGAAGATGGGTCTAAAAACACCAACTAAAAGTAGAAAAAGAACAAAAACACTAATTGTTGATGGTAACGTTCTTATGAAACGTTCTTATAATGGGGCTAAGAACGTTTACCATAAAGACAAACATATTGGTGGTATATTTGCCTTTTACAGTACCTTACGTAAACTAATCGTAGAACATAAGATAGATAAAGTTGTTATCACTTGGGATGGTGAACGTAGTGGTACTTTGCGTTTAGATTACTATCCCGAATATAAGGGAAACAGACCTAGATATTTCGACCAAGAGTATGAAATCCAAAAACTTAGAGTAAAACAATACGCTGAAGATTTATTTATAAGGCAGTATGAACATGAAGATGTTGAATCAGATGATTTAATAGCTTTCTATTGCCAAAATAAAAATAAATTAGAAGACGTAATGATTTATACTAATGATAGGGATATGTGCCAATTAATTAATGAAGAAGTAACTATATTTTTAGCTGATAAAAAAATGGAAGTTGGTATCGGTAATTATGGTTGGTTTTTTGAACACAATTATCAAAACGCTGGATTAATAAAAATCATACAAGGTTGTTCTTCAGATAATATTAAAGGCATTGATGGTGTAACAGAAAACACACTATTAACTTATTTCCCACAATTAAAAGAACGTAAAGTAACCTTAGATGAGATATTTGAGGAATCTAAGAACATCCAAGAAGGTAGAGAAGGTAAACCTTTAAAAATTATTGATAACATCTTAAATGGTGTATCAAAAGGTGTTCATAGAGGACCATTTTATGAAATAAATCAAAAAATAATTGATTTAAATCAGCCTTTATTAACAGAAGAGGCTGGAGAATCTGTAAAAAATTTAGTAGATTTACCATTAGACCCTGAAGGTAGAGAATATAAAAATGTTTTAAAAATGATGATTGAAGACGGAGTTATATACGCAATACCTGGTGGTGAAAATGGATATGTAAATTTTATGGAACCATTTATTAAATTAATAAAAAAAGAAAAGTTAAATTTTAAAAAGTAAAAAAAAGATGAAAAAGTTCGAGTTTATTTTGTACATTAATGAAAACATTGTGTGTCAAAGGTATTTCACAGTTAGAGGTTTTAATTCAGAATCATTAAAATCTATTGAAGCAAAAGAGTGTGTAGAAAACTGTGTATCCATAATCCAAAGAGATTTAAAATCTAAAACAATGGATTATTTAGAAAAAAATTATAATCCTTGGTCTGAACAAAAACCCGAAGATGTTGTTGTTGAAGATATTTTTGAAAATGAGGATGTTTTTGATTTCGAAATTAAAACTGACGAGAAAACTATTATGAAAAAACGCTTTACTGGTAATGTTTATCCACAAAGAGTAAGATATTCAGTTGATATTAGAAAATTAATCCCTTCTTTAATAAAGGAAATACAAGAAACATTTTCAGCAGAAAATTTTTGTGTGGAATATAGTGGAATATCATTGTAAATAGTTATTTATTATTAAATGTTGGGTATGAGTAAAGAGTTAACGTTAGGTTATTTAGGATATAAGTTTCAAACAGAATTGATCAATCAAATTCTTCACCCGGCTAATAAAAAATTTGCTGATAGAATCATTGATATTGTACACACAAATTATTTTGACAACGAATATTTTAGGCTTATTATAGCTACAATAAAAGATTATTACGAACAATTTGAAAAGATTCCGGCTTGGGATACTTTAGAAACTATACTAAAAGTTGAGATTAAAGAAAAAATAACACAAGAGTATGTTTTTGAAATAACTAAAGAAATCAGAGATTTGGATGTAGAAGATTGGGAGTACGTTCAAAGAGAATCTTTAAATTTTTGTAGACAACAAGAACTAAAAAAAGCGAATGACAAAATATCCAAAATTATTGACCAAGGACAATTTGGTAGATATGAGGAATGTGCTGAAATAATGAAAGAAGCTTTAGCCGTTGGTTCTGAAAAGGATGACGGCACTTCTATCACTGAAGGATGGGACACAGTTTTAGAAGAAGATTTTAGACACCCAGTTCCTACGGGAATAAGTGGTATAGATAATTTAACCGATGGGGGTCTATCAAGAGGTGAGTTAGGTGTTGTATTGGCACCATATGGTGTTGGTAAAACTACAATACTAACAAAAATAGCGAATACAGCCTATAATGTTGGTGTGAATGTTTTACAAATTGTTTTTGAGGATAAAGAAGATGTGATTAAAAGAAAACATGCGGCATGTTGGAGTGGTATAGAATTAAACCAATTGTCGGAGGATAAAGAAACTATTTTAAAAGTTATCAAAGATAGAACACAAGGTAAAGAGAATGATTTAATAATCAGGAAGTTTCCGTCTGAGGGTATAACTGTTAATCACATAAAATCCTATATAAGACATCTAATATCAATAGGTTTTAAACCTGATTTGGTTGTTTTGGATTATATCGATTGTTTGGAATCAACAAGAAAATATAATGATGAATGGTCAGGTGAGGGTAATGTAATGAGAGGTTTTGAATCTATGTTAGCTGAGTACAATATTGTAGGTTGGACTGCAGTACAAGGTAATAGGAGTTCAGTATCGGCTGAAGTCGTAACAGGAGACCAAATGGGTGGTTCAATTAAAAAGGCACAAATAGGTCACTTTATTATGTCTGTAGCTAGAACATTACCACAAAAAGAAAGTAATAGAGCTACGATAGCTGTTTTAAAATCTAGGTTTGGTAAAGATGGTGTTATATTTGAAGATTGTACTTTTGATAATGGTAGGGTTTACATTGACACAGAAACATCTGATACTTTTTTAGGTTATGAGAAAAAAGTAGAAGTTAGAAAAGAAGAAAATGCTAGAGAAAGATTAAAAATGGTTAAATTAAGAAAAGAAGCAAACAATTAAATAACAAAATAAAAAACAAAAAAAAATATGGAATTATCTAATAAAATTTTATCCGAAATTACTGTTTACATGAAATACGCTAAGTATATTCCTGAACTACAAAGAAGAGAAACTTGGGAAGAGTTGGTAACTAGGAATAAAGAAATGCACCAAAGAAAATACCCTAATTTAAAAGAGGAAATTGAAGAAGTGTATAAAAAGGTGTACAATAAAAAAGTTTTACCTTCAATGAGGTCATTACAATTTGGAGGGAAACCAATCGAAACATCACCAAATAGAGTTTATAACTGTGCTTATTTACCTATCGACCACATTGATGCTTTTGCTGAAACAATGTTTTTATTATTAGGTGGAACTGGTGTTGGTTATTCAGTACAAAAACACCATGTAGAAAAATTACCAGAGATTCAAAAACCAAATCCAGAAAGAACAAGAAGATATTTGATTGGAGATTCAATTGAAGGGTGGGCTGATGCTATTAAAGTATTAATGAAATCTTATTTTGGTGTTAATTCATCAACACCTATTTTTGATTATTCTGATATTAGACCAAAAGGAGCTATGTTAGTTACATCAGGAGGTAAAGCACCTGGACCACAACCATTAAAAGATTGTATCCATAATATCACAAAAGTTTTAGACGCAAAAGAAAATAGACAAAAATTAACAACATTAGAGGTTCACGATATTGTTTGTTATATTGCTGACGCTGTTTTAGCGGGTGGTATTAGAAGAGCAGCTTTAATTTCACTTTTCTCAGCTGATGACAACGATATGGTTACGTGTAAGTCGGGAGCATGGTGGGAACTTAATCCACAAAGAGGTAGAGCTAATAACTCGGCAGTTTTACTTAGAAATAAAATCACAAAAGAATTTTTCTTAGATTTATGGAAAAGAGTAGAATTATCAGGAGCTGGTGAACCTGGAATTTATTTCTCTTACGATAAAGATTGGGGAACTAACCCTTGTTGTGAAATTGCACTTCGTCCTTTTCAGTTTTGTAACTTATGTGAGGTAAACGCTTCAGATTTAGAATCACAGGAAGATTTAAATAACAGAGTTAAGGCGGCAGCATTTATTGGGACTTTACAGGCTGGTTATACTGATTTCCACTATTTAAGAGACGTGTGGAAAAGAACAACTGAAAAAGACGCTTTAATTGGTGTATCGATGACAGGTATTGGTTCAGGGACTGTGTTAGGGTATGACATGAAAGAGGCAGCTGAGGCAGTTAAATCAGAAAACGCTAGAGTAGCAAAATTAATTGGTATTAATGAATCAGCTCGTACCACAACAGTTAAACCAGCAGGAACAACTTCATTAACATTAGGTACGTCATCAGGTATTCACGCATGGCACAATGATTATTATATCAGAAGAGTAAGAGTTGGTAAGAATGAGTCAATTTATACTTATTTATCAATCTATCACCCTGAGTTAATTGAAGATGAGGTATTTAGACCACACGATACAGCAGTAATCTCTGTACCACAAAAAGCACCTGAAGGTTCTATTCTTAGACACGAATCTCCTTTTGAATTATTAGAGAGAATTAAAAGAGTGGCTCAAGAATGGATTAAACCTGGACATAGAACAGGACAAAACACACACAATGTATCGGCTACAGTATCATTGAAAGAAGATGAATGGGAGTTAGCTGGTGAATGGATGTGGGACAATCGTGAATTTTATAACGGTTTATCTGTATTACCGTATAATGGGGGGACATATCAACAGGCTCCTTTTGAGGATTGTACAGAAGAAACTTACAATAAAATGATGAAATCACTTTCTAATGTAGATTTATCTAAAATCGTTGAGTTAACCGACAATACAGATTTAAGTGGTGAATTGGCATGTTCCGGAGGAAATTGTACTGTGGATTCTTTTGGTAAAAAAGAAGATTAAAAAATATTTATTTAACTTCACAAAGTCCTCTATATATTTATATGTATAGAGGATTTTTTTATGATACAGTATATATACAAAATAGAAAATAAATTAAATGGTAAGGTTTACATAGGGAAGACCAAAGACCTAGAAAAAAGAATATACCAACACAGAAGGAATGTTGGTAAAAAGAGACATAGATTATATGACGCAATATTACATTATACATGGGATAATTTTTTAGTGGAAATTATAGATAAAACTGAGGGTGATATAGATGAATTAGAGAAACACTATATTAAACAATACAATTCAATTACAGAGGGTTATAATTATACTGAAGGTGGTGAAGGTGGTGACACATTTACACATAAAAGTGAAGACGAAAAAAATATAACCAGAAAGAAATTAAGTAAAGCAGCTAAAATAAGTAACCAAAAAAATATAGAGAGAACACTAAAAAACTTTGGGAAAACCCAGAATATAGAGAAAAAATAACCAAAAAACTCAAAGAAATTAACCAAACAGAAGAATATAGGACTAAAATATCTGAAGGACTTAAAAAAAGGTTAAAAGAACCTGAGTTACTTAAAAAATGGTCTGAAGTTAAAAGTGGTAAGAAAAATGGTAGGTGGTTAGGTGTTATAGTTGTTTACGATGAAAATGATAATGAGATTGGTAGGTATGAAACAGCTGTAGAGGCAGCTAAAGAATTAGGTATTACGGCTCATGTAATAAGAGATAAAGCTAGAAATGGTGAACCATATAAATCAAGAAAAACAAAAAACTATGGAATTAGGTTTAAATTCGTTAAGTAATTAAACCAAAACAAATATTAACTAACCCCATCAGAAATGGTGGGGTTTTTCATGCTTAAAATTTACATTTAAGTAATTACCCATAAATTATAAAATTAGATATTTATTAATAAAAAGATTTATGGCAGAAAGATTTATTAACATAGAGTTCCCCTTCCAAGACGATAATAACAAAAATTATTTCTTGAAGATGAATAAAGATGGAAAAAGGGCTTTAAAATCTGATCTAATGCATTTGTTATTAACAACACCTGGTGATAGGTTATATTTACCTGATTTTGGTACAAATTTAAGAAAATTTATTTTTGAACAAAATGATAACGAAACTTATAATGGTATAAAAGAAGAGATACAATCGGTGATTAACAAATACATACCAAACCTTAAATTAACAGAATTAACAATAAACAAACCCGAAGTTGGTGAATATAATGTGGATATAGAACATTCTGCTGTTGTAAGAATAGATTATGTTTATACTGAGGGTGCTTTATCACAAACAGATTTTGTGGAATTTGTTATATAATTAATTTGTTTTATATACATATACTTTTTGACCAGAATCAAAAATCCTACTTAAACCCATTTCTAACATAATTTCTGTTGCTGTTTTATTTATATCACCACCCATTTCTATTAATTTATGTTTTTGGTATTTAATACGATTCTCTTTTTTCCCTTTATTTACAACAAACCAATTAGGTGTGGTATTTTTAACAAATTCAAAACCAAGGTTTTCATATAATAATCCTTGACTCCATGATCTATCAGCATAACTAATTATATTACTAGGGTTATAATTTTTAATAAAGTGTGTGAATAATTTAGATGCTGCACCAACAACACTAATATTTAATTTATTACAAAATCTTATTAATTCATATTCCGAACTATTCAAAATAGGTCTTTTACCAAAAGTCATAATTGAGACTAATTCATCTTTATAATATAACCCTAAATCTATTTTGGAACCAACACTACCTTGTATATGATTTGTATCTAAAAATTTCTTTTTATCTCTTTTATTAACAACTTTAATTACACACTTACGTGCATATATTTTATATTCATTTAATTTTAGGATATTCTTTATTCTAGATTTTACGATATTTTCCTTTAACAACCAATCATCTTCATAAATATGTATTAATTGTACACCCATCTCTTCACACTTATTTGTTTTTATTAAGTGATAATCATTATTTTTATATTCCTCTGAATGCCAATACAAACCATTATATTCTATAGCTATATTGTGTGATGGTATATAAATATCTAATTCATACTCTTTTAATAAAGATCTATCATTTTCAATACACTCAATACCCATTTCTCTAATAAAATCAACTATTTTTTTCTCGTTTAATGATAAACTATTACTACAATTTTTACAACCATAACAATTTAAGTGATAATGTGGTCTAACATTTATGATACCATGTATTGGACATATTATTTTAACCTCATCAAAGGTTGATTTATAATCTACCAATGAATAATCATATTTATTACCATGTATTTGTTTTGATTTTTCAATAAACATTTGTGTATTTATAATCCTACCTACACATTCTGGACAACCTTGTTTTTTTGAGATATGGTTATTAGGTATTTGTTCAAACTCACCATGAATTGGACATGTAATTTTAATAGGTTTTCTAGATAATTCATAATCTACTTTATAGTAATCATATTTATCACCATGAACTTCTTTTGCTTTAATTATAAAAAGTTTTGTATCCATTTTAGTAGTTCCACCACAATACCTACACCCTTTACCACTTAAATGATTACCAGGTGTTTGTTCAAACTCACCATGTATTGGACATATTAATTTTACCTTTGTCCCCAATGATTTATATTCTACCAATGAGTAATCATATTTATCACCATGTATATTAATAGCTTCACTAATAAACTCTTCTTTTGTTTTCCTTTGATTATTAGATACTTTAATTATGGCACACTGATTACATCCTTGTTTAGCATTAACATGTTTTACTGGTTTTTGTTCAAACACACCATGAATTGGGCATATTATCTTTACTTTTGTTGATGAGTTTTTATATTCTACTAATGAATAATCATATTTAATACCATGTATTTTAACGGCTTCAGTAATGAATTCTTTTTGTGTTTTTTTTCTCATATAGTTCTTTACGATAGTTCGTTTCAATATAAATATATTAAATATTAAAAAAAATAAATTTAGATATTTATTTAAAAAATAAGTTAGATGTCAACACAAACAAAAAAAATAAATTATTTTGCTAGGAACTTCGCTGATGTTAGAGGTGAGTTAATAGATTTCATTAAACTATATTATCCCGATTTATATAGTGATTTTAACGATGCGTCAGTTGGTACAATGTTATTAGAGTTAAACGCTGCTGTAGCTGATATGTTATCATATCATACAGATAGAATGTTTAATGAGACCCAATTGGATTACGCACAAGAACGTAAAAATGTTTTAGCTATAGCGAGAACTTTGGGTTTAAAAATACCTGGTTTACGACCTAGTGTTACTTTGGTTGATTTCGCTGTAACCATACCTGTCAGAGGTGATACTTGGGATATTAGATACGCACCAACAATTAGATATGGTTCACAAGTTTTAGGTGGTGGCCAAACTTTTGAAAATTTAGAAGATATAGATTTTTCATCACCTTACACAACAGGAGGTATACCAAATAGGTTAATTTTACCTAATGTTGATGATAATGGTATTTTAAGGGATTATACTATAGTTAAGAGGGAGTTGGTAGTTAATGGTTTAACAAAAACATTTAAAAAAGTTATAACTCAAGTAGATTCAAAACCATTCTTAAATATTTATTTACCTGACAACAATGTATTGTCGGTAGAAAGTATTATTAATTTAGAAGGTACTAATTTTACAACAACACCAACTTTGGATCAATATCTAGACCCAACGTTAAGATGGTATGAAATGGATTCTTTGGCTGAAGATAAAATTTTTGTTGAGGATGGTGTCAGAGAAACAGATAATTCGGCTGTTAGACCTGGTAAATATGTGAGTACAACAAGGCGTTTTGTTAAAGAATTTACAGACAATGGTTATTGTAAATTAACTTTTGGTTCTGGATCTAACACAATGGATGAACAACTAAAAAACATATCTTCAACAGGCATTAAAATAGGTGATTTTATTAATACAACGGCTTTGGGTGAAATAATAAAACCAAACACAACACTTTTTGTTAGATACAGAGTTGGTGGTGGTCCTAGTACAAATATTGGTCCGAATAGTATTAATAGTATTGGTTTAATGACTATTAATGTTGATGGACCTAATAATGCTATTAACCAAAATGTTAAAAGAAGTTTAAGAGTTAATAACCCAATTCCTGCTATTGGTGGGGCGGGTATTCCATCGGTTGAACAAATAAGACAACTAACTAAATATAACTTTGCATCACAAAATAGAGCAGTTACAATTAAAGATTATCACGCTATAATTGGTAAAATACCTGGTAAGTTTGGTTCACCATATAGATATACTGTAACAGAAAACCAAAATAAAATAGATGTTAGTGTGTTAGGGTTAAATGCGAATGGCAAATTAACAAACCAATCAACAAATACACTAAAAGAAAATATAGCTACATGGTTATCTGATTATAGAATGATTAATGATTATGTTTTGGTTAGAGATGGTAAAATAGTTAATTTAGGTTTTGATATAGATTTGTTTATAGATAAAGCAGTTAACCAATCCGAGGTAATTAATAATGTTATTAATAGTATTAAAAACTATTTTGATGTTAAAAAATGGGAGATGGGTGATAATATTTATATGGCACAACTAATAGAAAATATTAATAATGTTGGTGGTGTATTAAATGTTATTAAAGCAGATGTATATAATTTAATTGGTGGTAAGTATTCATTAAACCAATTATCACAATCATTTATTCCATCATCAACAGTCACAACACAACAACCATTTAATAATGGTAAACAAATAGATTTGGGTGAGGATTATGCATTGTATGGTGATTATAATTCTATGTTTGAGATTAAATATCCTGAAACAGATATTAGGGTAAGAGTTAAAAAAGCTTCAGTAGTTACACAGTCTTAATGTTATGGAAAGAATAAAACAGTTATTAGGTAGGGCAAGATTTAAATTAGCTTCAGATTTGGACTATACATATAGTTTTAATTTGGAGAATAAAAATGCCTTACTAAAAAATAATTTAAATAAAATCGTAACAATATTAAGTCAAGAAGATGTTTTTAGACAAGAAAGAATTAAATCTAAAAAACATAGGGTTACAGGTAAACTAAATATAATAACTGATAATAAACTAGGTTATGGTGAGGAACCATATATAAAATACCCAACAACAGATGAGTGGTCACCAAAATTTAATGGTAATGTTAGTAACTTAAAAACAGACCCTAATAGTTGGGTTTTACAGGTTTTATACCCTAGTTCAATAGACAAATATACGAATTTGGAATCATCAAACCAAGCATATAGAGGTGTTAATATAAACAAAACAAAAGGGGTTACATCTAAAACGTTATTACAAATAACAACAACACAAAATCATGGTTTAATTGAGGGTGATTATTGTTATATCTATAGTATAGATAAAGACAGTGTCTACACTGGTGTACATAAAGTTGAGTTTTTGGGTGAAAATGGTAATGACACAGAAACAACAGTTAGATTAAATACTAAGTTCACTATAAATGAAAGTGATGAAAAATTATTATTAAAAAGAGTTTCTAAACCATCATCATATGATTTAACATTTAGTAACACACAAAAACCAATAAAAGTAAGTATATGTAATCAAAACGGTATAGACGTATCAATCACAAACCCAACAGCTAATTATGTTAAAATAATAACAGGTGACCTAACATCCAACCCTGATTCAACACACGGTTTAAGAGAAGGTGATTATGTAGATATTAGGGTTAAGGATAATAATAATTTAGAATTAAATGGTTTACACAGAGTCGAAAAGATTATAAATAGATATGGTTTTGTTATAGACCTAAAATTAAATAACCCAATACCACCCAACCCTAATTTTGATTTTAGAAGAATGAGTGGTACACCATCTGATTATTACATACGTAAATTTAAAGTTTTAACTGGTAATGGTTATGAGGTAACAAGAGCCACATCATTTGGTAGTAATATATACCCTGAAACACAAATAAAAGAATTGGGTGTATCTAATTTAACATGGTTATTTACTTTTTTAGATGATATAGATTTAACCAACGTATATAGTCACAGAGGAGGCCAAGTTACTGAATTATATTTAGCGACAATTAAAATGGCTGGTGATAAACCTTATCCTTGGGGACCCGTAACAGCACATTGGGATTTCCAAAAAAGATATGCTGATAAAACAAATAAATTAGAAACAATATCCATTTATAATTGGGGTAATGCTGGTGATGGTGTTGGTTCGTTGAATAAAATATTAAATGGGCCTTCATGTATTGGTGATTTTGTTGAATTTAATAGAAGTGAATTAAAAGAAAAAACTTTATCTGAGATTATACATAGATGGGGTTTAGCTCAAGATGAAAACATAGATTTGTCTGGATATGAAACGGAAGAACAATTATTAAGGTTTGGTATAGAGGATAAACATGAGTTGGTATATGGTGGTACATATGGTAATAATGATTCTTTAATGGTAAAATTACCTAAAACACCATGGACTTTTAGGTTTAGTATAAATATCGCACCTAGAGTAAGTGGAGGTGGACCATATGCACCAATAGACACAACAACAAAATATTGGATTAGGTGGAGAATATATAACGATTATACTAACAATGATATCGAAGGGTTAGAGGGTCCACTACAAGGAAAAAAATTAGACTACCATTTATTTGATTTAACACAAACAGGTTCTCCACCTTATTATGATAACCAGGGTAGAAATTATATATATATTTATGTTTATTCAGAGAAACCTTTAGATGTTTATAGTACTTTAAATGTTGAAAATACAACATCTGATATTGACATGTATAGAACAACTGCTGTTGCATTAAAAGATTGGTATAGTTCTGAAGAAACTTTTGGTGATGAATACGGTACAGGTTCAAGAAAAAGGACAACCCAACAATCAAGTCGAACATTAAATTATTCAGAAGATGTTCTTTCTTTATTAGAAGCCCCAACCAAAGGTTATTATATCTACCCATTCCATAGGGTAGATATTAGAAAATTTTCTAATGTAATCGAAACAGTTAAAGGAACTCAAAAAGTTGTGGGTATACCTGGTGATGCAGAAAAACGACCAAATGGTGATACAATATGGAGAGATGTTTTGGAACCTGGTTATATCGAAGATGGTAATAATGGTGTGGACTTCCCTTTTTTAAATGGGGCTAATTATATTTTTATAAACAAAGATATTTTTATTAGAAAACAATTATTAGAGGGTTTAGGTCTTAAAAAAACAGATGAAGGTAATAATACTAATAATGTCGAACCAATACAAATTTGTTAATGAGTACATATAGATATACAATAAGAAATAATAAAACTTTTTTTAGTGGTGGTACTGGTAGTATTGATCCTATGATAAGTAATGTAAATACTGGTACACAACAATTTAGTGAGTATCTAACTATATATAAATACAAACCTGGACAACAAACTAGTTTTAGTACAAACGATTTGATTACTTATGGGGATAGCAATAGTGGAGTTATAAATACACCAAATTTTAATAATGTTAAAACACAGGTACAAGGTAGTGCAATATTTTATACACAAAAAAATAAGAATAGTTTATTAATATCTTCAGGTACAACCGTTAACCCCGACCTTAACTTTAAAAACATAATAATACCAATATCTAATCAAGGCAATGCAATGGATTATTCTGATGATATTGGTGGTTGGGTTGATGGTGAGGTTAAAAAAAATATTAACCCTATTTATGATGG